CTCTTGAACGCGTTCTGCAGATTCTTTCTTGGCCGGAGTCTCACGTCCGATGATCTTGGTCTTTACCGGGCCGGCTGCGGGGAAGGTCGCCATCATAGTTTCAGACTGAAACTTCACCAGCGCTTCAGAGAGCATCGGGTGGTACACACCGCACGCACCTTCCCACGGCTCCGAGCGCTCCTCAATCTTCATCCCGAGCAACTCCAACCCGTCGACGTAGGTCTGCATCCAGTCCTTGCGACTGGAAATGTCGTCTTCAAAGTCAGACAGCAGCTCCGACGCCAGCGACTGCAGCTCGCCATCATCCATATACTCAGCCAAGTTGGCGTCAAAGTCTTCTGCAGTTTTAGGCTCGGGTTTGATCTGAATCTCCAGATCCCCCATCCCAATGCTGACCGCATCGGGGTTCTCAATTTCAATCTCGATGGGAGGTGCCGACTGGGCAAAATCCAAGGAACCTTGGGGTGCCTGATAGAGGGCTTTGTCGATGTTGGTTGCCATATTGATTCCTAGTAGTACGCCGCGCGGCGTGACCGAAATAACTGCTGATCTTCGCGCCTGTCATCCGACAAGGAAACAAACCCCCCGCGACGAAAGCGCATGAGTGCCATCGTTACACAGTCTACATAATCGTCGTGCTCGCCGTTGGGAAACTCCGCACACTCATTAATTAACTCGTGCGCCCATCTTAGATCAGGAGCCCATACCGCGCCATCAAAAAGGAGCGGAGCGACGGCGTTCACTCGCGCTCTTTTGTCATTGGATATACCCATCTTTCCGCGAGACGGACTGTATTCCTCAACATACAAATCCATCTGCCGAAGCTCTTGAATCAACGGCGCACCCGCCGCTTTCTTCTCGATGAGCAGACAGTCAGGCTCCCATTCTTTATAGTGCTCCAAACACTTTTTCTTGAGATCGGGAAACTCCCAACGATCTTTCAGCGCGTTGAGTAGAATAATTTCGTGCCGGTTGCGCTCTTCATTAAAGAACACACCCATCGTTACGCAGGCACTATAGTCATTATGACTTTTAGTATCGTGCGCCGTATCCCATACTTGAATCGTAAACTCGACGGGCGGCGGAGATTCTTTCTCCCAAAGCTTCCACCACTCACGTTTTAAGATCGCGCCCTCCTCCGAGGTCGGATCCTGCATATACTGTGCTGACCAAAACTGAGACTGCATCCCCGCGCGTTTAGCGTGCAACTGCTCAACCGGCCACTGCTCCGGCCACAGACTGCGACCGGAAGGAAGAATGGCGGGGAACCGCACTTCTCTCCAAGGCGTGCTCTCCGGATTCTCAACCGCCCACTGCAGTGCGCGTCCAATCGGGTCTTTTTTCCCCCACCGGGTACCAATCATTACGATCCGTCCACCCGGCATCAGACGCTGCAACGGACCCACCTGCATATATTCCCAAGCCACGGCAAAAGCCGTGTCAGGATTTGCCAGAACTGCCTGTTCTGAGACCAAGTCGTCTGCAATCAGCAGATGCGCACCGTGACCGGCGACGTTTGCGCCGATACCAATTGCCAAATACTTGCCCCCAGCGGTCGTCGTCCAGTTGTCCGAGGCGCTTTTGTCCTTGGAAACCTGTGTTCCGGGGAAAATCTCTTGATATGCGGGGCTGTCGATGAGATTACGCACTTTCCGACCAAAATCGGCTGAGAGCGCTGCCGTGTGCGTCGCCATCATAATGTGATGATGCGGGTTGTGCCCGAGGTACCACGCCACAAACAGGTAGGCAATCGTTTCTGACTTGCCAAAACGCGGGGGCATCGAGACAGTGACCCGCGTTTGCGTACCGTCTCGCACTTCGTGCAGGATTGGTTTCAGAAATCGATGGTGCGGACCCTCTTTCCAGTCCGGATACAGCCGGGCACAGAACCGAAGAAAGTCATCTCGCGCCGCTTTGAGAGCTTTTTTATGCGTGAAAGACTCTAGCTCTTCAAGCAGCGCCTGCTTTTCCGCCTTTGGAAGGGTCGGAAGTGATTTGAGGAGGGAGGAGAGGGCGTTTGTGTCGAGATTTTCAAGCATTCGTGCGCTCCGAACGCTCCGCTACGCTTCCAATCTCGTCGTCGAGACCGGTTTCTTCTGTGTTTATAGCGGGGCCATCGGGTTTTTCTAGGATCAGTGCGCCATCCATTGGCGTCAGAAGTTTCTCAAGCCTCTCGCGCAGACGTTTTTCAATCTCTTCCTCCGACACATCCTTCTTTGTCACTTCCACGCGCTCAGTAAATAGCGCGATCTCGGTGACATTGCCAAGCATTTGAAGCGCCTTGAGGCGTATCCGGGCATCCGGATGGGTCGTTTCTTCGAGAATCTTTGAGACCGTGTAGCTGCGCAGCTCTTTGGCGCGCTCCACAAACTCCCAATCGTACGCCGTCAGCATACCGACCAGCTGTTGAACAGCGGGAGGAGTTTTTATTGCAACAAGTGCGGTGCGCTGCGCATCTGTGTCCGGATTAAAGTTCAACGCGTTGAAAGCTTCGCGTGCTGCGGCCTGTTCTTGGCGCTCAGTAATAGCGGCATCAGGGGGTACGCCCAGCTCTTTTAACCAATCTGCCGTTTCTTTCTGCGCTGAAAGAATTGCAGCAGGCTGCGCTTTATCCAGCGGTTGGAAATCTTCCACCGCTTCGGGTTCTGGCGAAAATTCAATCAGTTGTTCAAACATGAGACTGTGCTCCCATTTGGCGCAATATATAGAACAAATAGTACGGGCGCAAGAATAAGGGGTGGTGTGTAAAGTTGGACACGTTTTTTGTGAAAATTTTTATATAGGGGGTGGGGGTCGGCGTTTTGAAAGAGGGTGGGGGGTACCTACAAAACCTACGAAAGGTTGCGACGGGGGAAAAAGGGAGCGCTTTGGGGCGTGGGATTGACGGGGAAATGGAAAAAATGGGCTGCGTAGGTCTGAAACACTGTTCTCCCCGCGCCGCCGAGAGGCTCATTTGTGTTTTGGGGGGTGGGGTGTCGACCAAAATAAGACGGCAAAAAAGCCCGTTTGCTATAATGTAATCACGTTGGAAGTCCAGCGCAACCCTTTCGGGACATTTGTCCCGTTTTTCTGGAGATGTACCATGACGATGCAAGCACTGAGCGCCGCGATCCTCAAGACCTTCAAGACCGGCGATGACGACGAAGCCGCGCTCGCGGATGTGGTCAAGCTCGCGAAGCGCATGAAGCGCGAAACCTTCGAGCCGCTCGCGCAGAGACTCGCAAGCACGAAGTACGACGTGCCCTTGATCGAGAAAAAGACCGGGCGCATCGTGTTTGACTCGAGCGCGGAGAAGTACGAGACGGCACGCAAGCGCGTCCAGCGCCTGATCAAGGCGATGTACGAGACGAGCCAGAGCACGGAGGAAACCGAGATCCCTGCGGAACTGCTCGCGCTGGCCGCGAAGCTTGCGAAGGCGGCGAACGAGTACGAGGGCGCACGGTCGCTGGCAGCGAAGGCGCTGGCCGCTGCCTTTGCGAAATGAGAATGATTCGCATTTCGAAATGAGATTGACTCTTATTTGCATCTTGGCGTCCCTGTCCGCGAGGGTGGGGACGCTGTTTCCGGGACACTTGTCCCGCTTTTTCCCATCAGGAGACTACGATGAACTTACTGCACCTCTACCTTCGCCGCACGTTCAACTTCGACAGCGGCTGGTCGTCCTGCGACGATCACACCTACCTCTGCACCGCTCGCGTCCCAGCACCACGAGTCATCGAGAAAGACTACGGAGGCGACGATGCCGGGGTGTACCAATACACCCTCCACATCCCGGCAGGCGCATCTCGCAGAGACCACACCCTCATCAAACGCGCCATCTACCACACGATAGGCGGCACATCGTGCCGACACGAATACGACTGCTGCGGATGCATCAGACGGAGCGTAGCAGTAAAGCGTGTGAGCAAGAGGGAGTACCGCGTTAACGTCTCAGCGTACCGGAACTACTGAGATTGCATACAGTGTTTTGGGGGTCATGTGCAACTGGCCCCCCACAATCCCATTCAGCACCCCGATAGGCGCGCCCTTGAAACCCAGTGCTGGCGTGGCTTCCAAGGAACCGACCCGTACATACATATATATATATATATTATTATTAGATAGATAGATAGATACATACACCCCGACCAACAACGAAGCAAGCTGAAGAAGCTTTGAAAGCAACAGAAAGTTTAAGAAGTTATGTAGTTTCTCCAAAAACGGCTGTATGCACGGTTGACACAGCGCCAACCCGCGCCCGTGCTTGTTCTCCGGCATTTCCCTATCGCCCCGCTGAATAGGATATCAGTGGACCACCTCGGTGTATAATTAGTAAGGCTTCTGAAACCCGCGTCTTTGCTAGCTTTCCGGGACACATGTCCCGTTTTTAATGGAGTTGCCGTGACTCTCAGAAAATTCCTTGCGCCGCACGACGATGTGCCTGCTGCTGCAACCCTTGCTTGGCTCAAGCGCCGGATCCTACAGTCCCCGCCCGACTCCGGTCCGCATGCCACCTACACGCTCATGTTGCAGGCACTGCAGCACATCGCTCACGAGCGAGATCTTTCGTCTTTTCCTGCCGACAAGGTGTGGCGCTTGTTTGAGAAGGCGAAGGAGCGTGTGGGGTGGGTACGCAAGCGACCGCAGGCGCCGCCAAGGGATCTTCCGTTGCATCACAAGTATTGTTCGGGGTGTGCGCAGATCAAACCCAACAAGGCGTTCCGTCGTCTTGCGACTGCGGCCGAGTGTGCGCATTACGGGTGGACGGGTACGCGTCGTACGGTCATCGACAATTCTTGCCAAGCGTGTCGGATCCGGCGTGTGGGCAGGCTTCGGAAGAAAGCGCGGCGTCGGTTATTCAAA